TATGCGTCTTGATGCCAATCAAAAATTGGGTATCGGCACTGCTACACCTAGAGACAGATTAGATGTTTTAGATACTGCTAGATTTGAAAATGTCAATGTTACTGGAGTTACAACCGTTGTTACTCTAGATGTAAACGGTGACTTAGATGTAGATGGACATGCAGAATTAGATCAATTAAATGTAGCAGGAGTCGCTACTATCACAACCTTTGATACAGAGACTGCTGATCTTAAAACTGTTAAGATAACATCTGGTATCATTACTGATATCGTTGGTACTGGTGCTACAATCACAACAATTGATGCTAACTCATTCGATACAGTCAATGCTAAGATTAATACAGGTTTAGCAACTAACTTTACAGTTGGACAAACAATAGGTGATGGTTCATTAACAATCAATTCTCCTGTTGGTCTTAACAGTCATACAGATATACCTGATAATGTTGAGGTAAGAATTGGTGACAATACAGACTTCAAGATCTATCATCAAGATACTGATGCATTTAATAACAGAGGACATGTTATTTTACAGCATGCTAATGGTAATACAACTTATGGTAGAGTTCAAGTAAGAAGTGATTACTTCAGTGTTCAAACTGCTGCAGGTAATAGCGACTTCTTGATGACAGATGATAAGACTCTTAAATTGATGTATGCAGATACTAATGCATCTGGAGTCGGTGATAGAGTAATTATCAGAGCATCTGGTACAGAGTTACTTGGTATTTCATCATTCATAGACAATGGTGTTTACAAAGGAGAAGTTTCAATCGGAACTTCTATTACAGCAACAGCAGGTGTTATAACTGCAAATGCAATAGATCTTGCTGATGCAGATATTCTTGATGCTAAAATCACTGCAGGTTTAGCAACTGATTTTGCAATAACAAATCTAAAATCACAATCTGGTATCATAACCGATTTGAATGTCGTAGCTGACATTAGAGTTGGTGGTGCTATGACTGTTACTGGTATAGCAACATTCCAAAATGATGTATTTGTTGGAGGTAACTTAAATGTTGTTGGTGATGTTGTATATGATGAGATAGATGGTAGAAATATAAACATCACTGGAATATCTACTCTAAATAATTTGATCGTAACTGGGATCAGTACAATATCTGATCTTCTAATCGGTGCAGGTAGTTCTACTACTAAGATAACAACTAATAGTGGTGAATTAGTATTAGATTCTACAGCAGGTCAAGTTACAATTCAAGATAATGTTCATGTCGTTGGATATGCCACATTCAAGAATGGTTTATATTATCGTTCTGATCAGGGTGGTAGCACTGGTATAGGATATAGCGGTCCTAACGGTATGGCATACTTTGAAGATGATGGTAGATTGGTAAGTTCTGCAAGCACTGTAGGATTCTTAACCACTTCTAACTATGTGATGACTACAAATGCTTCTGGAGTTCCACAGTGGACAAATAGCATTGACGGAGGATTCTTCTAATGGCAAAACCTAGTAGCAGAGTTACATTACAAGATTATGTTTTTAGACAACTTGGTGCTCCTGTATTGGAGATCAATGTTGCTGATGAGCAGTTTGATGATTTATTAGATGACTCTCTACAATATTTTTATGAGAGACATTTTGATGGTGTAGAAAAAGTATTTTTAAAATACCAATTAACTAAAGAAGATATTGAAAGAGGTAGAGCAAGAGGTGGTGGTAATACATTAGGAATTACAACTAGCACAACAACCTCTGGAGATTTTGAAGAGAACGCAAATTACTTGACAGTTCCTGATTCAGTAATAGGTATAGAAAAAGTTCATCAGTTTGATAGCAGTGGACTTAGTAATGGTATGTTTAATTTAAAATATCAACTATTCTTAAATGATATTGCATTTAATTTAGGATACGATGGTCTTTTAAATTACTCTATGACAAAGACATATCTAGAAGATATTAACTTCTTGTTGACAACATCAACAATGGTTAGATACAATAAAAGAAATAATAAATTATACTTAGATATTGACTGGTCAGCAGCAACAGTAAATCATTATGTTTTGATAGAGTGTTACAGAATTATGGATCCTTCTAATTATGCTGCAGTATATAACGACTCATTCTTAAAAAGATATGTTGTCGCAAAAACTAAAAAACAGTGGGGACAAAACCTCATAAAATACCAAGGAGTAAAATTACCTGGCGGAACTGAATTAAATGGTAGACAAATTTATGAAGATGGTGACTTAGAGTTAAGAGAACTCGAAGCAAATATGCTATCTACCTATGAAGTTCCTGTACTTGACATGATTGGATAATGCCTGTATCACCTTTTTTCCAACACGGTTCACCCGAAGAACAGAGATTGGTTCAGTCTCTGGTAGATGAACATTTAAAAATGTTTGGAATTGATGTGTATTATATTCCTAGAAAACAAATAACTACTGATGATATTTTAGGTGAGGTTCAGTCATCTAAATTTAATGATAATTATTTGATGGAAGCATATCTAAACAACTACGAAGGATATGCAAAAGGTAGTGATATAATGACTAAGTTTGGTATAAATTTACAGAACGAAATTACACTAACAATATCTAGAGAAAGGTTTGAAGATTTTATAGCACCATTTCAATTTAACTCTACTAACTTACAAGGTGATCAAGATGGTGATTTATTATTTGGAACTAGACCTAAAGAAGGAGATCTTATATTCTTCCCACTAGGAGAGAGATTATTTGAGATAAAACATGTAGAACATGAAATGCCTTTCTTTCAGTTAGGTAAAAATTATACTTATGAATTACAATGTGAACTCTTCCAGTTACAAGACGAAATTATCGACACCAATGTTGCTCAGATTGATAGCAGATTAAGTGAAGAAGGAAACATTACAACAGTTGTTCTTGCAGGTATTGGTTCTACAGCACAAATAGCTGTAGATACATTTGCACCGTCAGGAGCATTACAGAAAATTACATTAAATGATGATGGATCTGGATATACAACTCCACCAAGTATTAGTGTAAGTCCATCACCTGCAGGTGTATCAGATGCTATGGGTCAGGCAGTTGCTATTACAACTCAAAAAGGTTTACTCAATGCAATAGATTTTGTTGCAATTACCAATCCTGGTTTTGCATATGTTGAACCACCTACAATAGGATTTGGAACGCCAGGTGTGGGTGCTGCTGCAACTGCTACATTGACTAACTCAGGTATTGGATCTATTAGAATTTCACAACCAGGTTCTAATTATGTTTCTGCACCTATTATAACTATACAACATCCATCAGAAGTTGGAATTGGAACCACAGGAACTGTAGGTATTAAGACAGGTCAAGTACAAGCAACTGCTGTAGGAATAATAAAGAACTCAGTTCTTTCTAGCATATTCTTAACTGATGCAGGTTCTGGATATGAGGGCATTCCAACTGTTACAGTTAGTTCTCCTCTAAGTGTAGGAATAGGAACATATCATATAAATGAAAGAGTAGTTGGATCTGATTCTGGCACTGAAGCTTTCGTACAAAGTTGGAACGAAGTTACTAGAGAATTACAAATTACAATAAATACTGGTGATTTCAGAGCAGGAGAGTTTATAACTGGTACTGCGTCATCTGCAAGATACCAAGTTCTTTCATATACTGATGACTTGAGTGATCATGCTGCAGGATCTGAATACAACATGAATGAAGAATTTGAAACTGCTGCTGATGCACTTTTAGACTTCACTGAATCTAATCCCTTTGGAGATGTATAATGTTAGGTACTTATTTTTACCATGAAATTATAAGAAAAACAATTATCGGTTTCGGTACATTGTTTAATGATATTCATATTAGACATGAAGATAGAAATGGAGGAACTCTTAGTGAAACTAAAGTCCCTTTAACTTACGGTCCTAAACAAAAGTTTTTAGCAAAATTAGAGCAGCAAGCAGAATTATCAAAAGCAGTTGCTATAACATTACCTAGGATGTCATTTGAAATGAATAACATGGCATATGATCCTGGTAGAAAATCTAGTATAACAAGAACATTTAAGGCAGTTGATACTACAGACAATACTAAAGCAAAGAAAGTATATCTTCCTGTCCCATATAACATAGGATTTGAATTAAATGTAATGACAAAATTAAATGATGATGCATTGCAAATTGTAGAACAAATATTACCATTCTTTCAACCTGCATTTAATATTACAATAGACCTAGTAAATTCTATTGGAGAGAAAAGAGATGTACCAATAGTATTAGAAAATATTAATTTTAGTGATGAGTATGAAGCAGACTTTTCAACTAGAAGAGTTTTGATGTATACTTTTAATTTTAATGCTAAGACTTATCTCTTCGGTCCTGTCGCAGACAGCACAGATGGACTAATTAAGAAAGTTCAAGTAGATTACTACTCTAATACTGAGACAGATACTGCTAAGAGAGAAATGAGATATAAAGTACAACCAGATCCTGTAGATGCAGGACCTGCAGATGACTTTGGATTTAGTGAGAGCACTGAGATGTTTAGTGATTCTAAGATTTACAGTCCAACTAGAAGGGAGGATGTCTAATGTCTAAACCAATTGATGACGCATTAAATACCACATCTGATGATCATGCTTATGTACGAAAGTTTAATAGGCACAAAGATGTTCCTGTAAAAAAAGATCATGGTGCTGAGATAGATAAAGACTATGAATACTCTAGAGCACAGTTATATAACTTAATAGAAAAGGGACAAGAAACTTTAGATGGTATAATGGATGTTGCAAATGAATCTGGATCTCCTAGAGCATTTGAAGTAGCAGGTCAAGTGTTAAAATCAACTGCTGACATTGCAGACAAGTTGATGGATTTACAAAAAAAGGTAAAGGAAATTGACGAGACTAAAAACAACACTACAAATAATGTTACTAATAACGCTATTTTCACTGGCAGCACTGCCGAGTTGCAAAAACTCATCAAGAAAGGATTCCTAGATACTAAATAAGGCTAGAATACAAAGTTCTATGTCAGAAGTAAAAAAGGAAGAGAAAGGTATTCTTGGTAAAATCAAGGATAAAGTTCTTCCTGATGAAGACGAACAAGCTGCTATTATTAGTACCTTTGTGCGTCTAGGTGTTTTGGTATGGTCTGGTGGAATATTAACATTGAATTATGTTTCTATACCAGGTGTACCACAACAAAAGATAGATCCAACTTTTATAGCTTCGGTTTTTACAGGAGTTTTAGCTAGTTTTGGCATCCAAACGGCTAGTAAGAAAGGTGATGGAACTATGAAAATGCCACCTGGCGGTGGTAGCGGACCTAACGGTAATATATCTAAAGCAGATATGGAGAGGTTGATTGAAAAAGCAACTCAAGCAGCACCCGTACAGACTATTAGATTAGAACAAGCACCATTGGTCATCAATCCTCAATCTCCAAAGAAAGGTTAATCATGCAAAAAATCGTAAATGGAATCGCTATAGCTAGCGGTATCGTGTCTTTATCAGTTGTCGGACTTGGTGGATATATTTTCATCAGAAAAGATGCTATAATAGATAATGTAAAAAGCAAAATTATGGAGTCTGTTTTACCAGGCGGACTTGGTGGTGGATCACTCGGTGATCTTGGTGGCGGGGCTCTAGAAGCAGTACCTACAGGTCCTGCAGTACCTGATTTTGGTGCAGTTGGAAAACCTTTCTAATGTATGTTTAATTATCATGCGGTTTCTCCACCCGTATCAGGGTGGTTAGAAATATCTTTGGAACAAAAAATCATTGATTATCTCTGGAAGATTGAAAGAGAGTCAAGATATCCTGGCACATCAGTAAAGAACACACTAGCAGGTAACATTACAGAAAGTAGAAGTCTGAAAGACACAGATGATTACTTTCTGAAGAATGTGTTACTTGATTGTGTCAGAAATTATAAGGAAGAGTTTCCGTATACTATTAGAAAACCCGATACCATATCTGATGGTAACCTAACACTAAATGGGTTTTGGGTTAATTATCAAAAACAACATGAGTTTAATCCCATGCATGATCATGGTGGTGCATACTCATTTGTTATATGGATGAAGATACCAACAAAATCAAAGGAGCAGCATAACTTAGGATTCCTGCGAGGTATGAAAAACGCTTGTGCTTCTAATTTTGAGATGACCTATCTCAATACTACTGGTGAATTAAAACATTTTCCTTACTATATGGATCCTGATAAAGAAGGTAAGATGTTATTTTTTCCTGCAAGTATGAAACATGCTGTACATCCGTTTTACGGTTGTCCCGAAGAAAGAATTTCTATATCTGGTAATCTGTACTATACATAGTTAAGTGGAGTTATCTGATAAAATAAAAGAATCTATTGACCCCATCAAAAAACACATTGAGGGTGATGGTGGGAGTGTAGAATTTATTGAGTTGACAGATAATTTAATAGTAAAACTTAAAGTATCTGGATCTACTAAACCATGTTTTGATTGTCCAGATCCCATGAAGTATTGCACTCCATGTATAATGGATACAAGACATCTACAAAGTGAAATAAAAAGACATCTTACAGAATCTTTTTCGGAATTGAATGGCATTGAATACGATTGACACAGTAACTGTCAAAAAAGAGTTACCAATTTTTACAGTAAGATTACCTGAGTTAAATGTATCTAAGGTAATAGAAGAATATAAAAATTTATATCCAGAAGATTATAATAAACAATTACCAAATGCTCCCGTAAGATCTT